ATTTTACAAAAAGATGAATTACCCTGCGATTGTCAAGAATAATGAAAGACCCTTATGTTAAATTACTCAATAGAAAGAGAACTTGGACACCAATCCAAACCACAGCTGGCAAGCTTAAAGATGGAGCAGAAGAGACCATCTTCCGTGCTCTTGCAATACGGCATATGGAGCTACCAGTTGGTGAATTTGTTACAGAAGCACTTGAGAAGGGTGTTCCCGACTCTGCACGAGTACTTCTAGAATCAAATGTTAAAGATGAAATCAAACATGATCAAGCCCTGGGTTACGTAACAAATGCCTTGGGTGTTGATTCACAGTCAGAATATGAGGCACTTAAGCTTAGAGATGCTTGGGAGTCTCATCCTGACCATACAATATTAAAAGCCTTGGTAGCAGAACGTGCAATCTTCTTTGTTATCCTACCTTTTTTTAGGTTCTGTGGTGATGCTGGTCTTAGGACGACCTCGGCAGATATCTCAAGAGACGAGCAAATACATGTTGCCTGTAATTCTCTCGTATGTGCTGATATGGGTTTACGGTGGAGTAATTCTCTGGACAAACTTAGGAAGGCCACGATTAATTGGATATTCCAGCCTCTAGGTAGAAATACCTACGATAAATATTTGGACAAAAAATTCTGGCTCGATGCTAGTGATCGGTTAATGTATGAAGGTAAAGCACCTGAATTTTCTGAGACACAGCGAGCTAGAATGCCCGCCTTTTTTGAACATGCAAACACCAATCTCCCTCAATACTCTTAGGCTACATAACAATAGGTTAGATGAGCTTATTAATAAATTAGAGGAAAACTTTGGATGGCAACCTGTTCATCCTAAAGAATCAATCGAATCAATTATGTATAGATCTGGTCAAGCCAGTGTCATTGAATATATCAAATCAATTATGGAGGATGAAATCTAATGTGTTTATTTAGAGGCACACCTAGTCCACCACCACCACCACCTCTAGCACCGCCACCACCACCACCTGCACCACCAAGAGCACCTTTGCCTTCACCTGATCCTTTGGTTACAGATGTAAATCCACAGGTAAAGAGAGCTAGGAGTAAAAAAGATAAGAACCCACTTACTAAAGGTACAGGTGCTTTGAGAATTAAGTTAGGAAGCAATGTAAATACTGGTGGTGATGCACCAGTCTCAGGTAATTACTAATGAATGCACGTGAAAGATACAGTCAATTAACTAGTGGTAGATCTCAATTCTTAGACACTGCAGTTACTTGTTCTGAACTCACGTTGCCTTACCTCATTGAAAAAGATAATAGTACTCAACCTAATCACAAGAAGCTAATAACTCCATGGCAAAGCTGTGGATCTAAAGCGGTAGTAACGCTGGCAGCAAAGTTAATGCTGGCGTTGCTTCCTCCTCAAACTACATTCTTTAAACTACAAGTTAGAGATGACAAGTTAGGAGAAGAGATACCACCAGAGATTCGTAGTGAACTAGATCTTTCCTTCTCTAAGATGGAGAGAATGGTCATGGATTATATCGCTGCATCAAGTGATCGTGTTGTAGTACATCAAGCATTAAAGCATCTCATTGTAGGTGGTAATGCTTTAATATTTATGGGTAAAGATGGTCTAAAGAACTTCCCATTAAATAGATATGTCGTCAACAGAGATGGTAATGGTAACGTCCTAGAAATAGTTACTAAAGAAATTATCAGTAGAAAGGTATTAGGTATAGAGCTGCCTGATCCTGATCCACTTACTGTAGTGGACCAATCCGTAGGCTCTAACAACGATGACGTTGAGGTGTACACCTACGTCAGACTAGATGAAAAGAGTGGACGCTGGATCTGGCATCAGGAAGCGATGGATAAGATACTTCCTAACAGTCGTAGTACAGCACCAAAGAAAGCTAGTCCTTGGTTGGTACTCAGATTTAATACGGTTGATGGAGAAGATTATGGAAGAGGCAGAGTAGAAGAGTTCCTTGGTGATCTCAAATCACTTGAAGGTTTATCCCAAGCTCTAGTTGAAGGAGCTGCTAGTGCAGCAAAAGTTATCTTCCTTGTGTCTCCTAGTTCTACTACCAAACCAGCAACAATTGCTAAGGCTGGTAATGGAGCAATCGTTCAAGGTAGACCAGAGGATGTCGCTGTAGTTCAAGTTGGTAAAACTGCTGACTTCAGTACAGCTGCACAGATGGTTCAAAGTTTAGAGAAAAGAGTCTATGATGCTTTCCTTGTATTAAATATTAGACAGAGTGAAAGAACTACAGCAGAGGAAGTCAGACTTACTCAGTTAGAACTTGAGCAACAATTGGGAGGTTTATTCTCGTTGCTCACTGTTGAATTCCTTGTACCATATCTGAACAGAACATTATTAATACTTCAAAGATCTAAGGAGATACCAAACATACCTAAAGATTTGGTACGTCCACAGATCGTAGCTGGAGTTAATGCACTTGGTCGTGGTCAAGATAGAGAAAGTCTTACTAATTTCATCACAACTATTGCTCAAACATTAGGTCCAGAGGCATTGATGCAATTCATCAATCCTTCAGAAGCAATCAAACGTTTAGCAGCTGCACAAGGTATAGATGTATTGAACCTTGTTAAGACTGAACAACAGTTACAACAAGAACAACAACAAGCACAACAAGCTGCTGTTCAACAATCATTAATTGATCAAGCTGGTCAGATGGCAGGAGCACCACTAGCTGATCCATCAAAGAATCCACAACTACTAGAAGAGGAACCACCTACTGAATAATGGCAGAAACACTAACATATGATGCAGGTACTGATACAGTCAGTACTGAAACAAACTTAACTCCAGAAGAACAAGACTCACTGAAAGTTGGTGAGCAAATGCAAGCCGAGCAAGAACAATTACTTGCAGGTAAATATAAGAATGCAGAAGACCTAGAGAAAGCTTATGTTGAACTTCAAAAAAAGCTTGGAGAAAAAGGTACTGAAGATAGCGAAACAACTGGGGACACCGAGACTGTTGACAAAGAAGAAACGTCTGAAGAAACAAAAGAGGCTAAGGAAGATTCTCCAGCAGTTGCCTTAATCAATGAGGCATCAGCTGAGTACTACGCTAACGATAACAAATTATCCCCTGAAACTATAGAGAAATTCTCAAGTATGAGTAGCCAGGATCTTGTTAATGCATACTTAGAACTACAACAAGCTAATCCTCAACCACAAACTCAAGCTGTTGATGTATCACAAGCTGATATTAATAGTATAAAGAATGCTGTTGGTGGTGAAGCTGAATATAGTAAAATCACACAATGGGCTGCTGATAATTTAGACCAACAAAAAGTATCTGCCTTCGATAATCTTATTGAAACAGGTAATGTACAAGCTATTCAATTAGCAGTTGCTGGTTTGAAAAGTGAATACGAAAACGCTAATGGTTATGAAGGTAGAATGTTAACAGGTAAATCTCCTAAAACATCAGGTGATGTATTTAGAAGTCAAGCTGAAGTTGTAGCTGCTATGAGTGATCCTAGATATGATAACGACCCTGCTTATAGGCAAGACTTAATTGCCAAACTTGATAGATCTGACGTTAAATTTTAATTATGGCACCAACAGGACCAGGTTCATACGGAACTAAAAAAGGTAGACCACCTAAAAAAGGTATAAAGAAAAAGTAGGTAGTCATGGCGACCTGACCGATCATCCTCGCCATTCACCTATCTCTTAAATCAATGACAACAATAACCGAATACGGTAAACAAAACATTTTTGCAAAAGAAACACCACCAAGACTTATGAACAACAACGAAGAAAACTTCCTTATGGAACAAGCTGAAAGAACAAACGGTCAGCTTGCAATGATCGGTATCGTAGCTGCTCTTGGAGCCTACGTAACAACAGGACAAATAATTCCTGGTGTTTTCTAATGACTAACGTCGCTATATGGCAGAGAGCTAATGGCAGATTTGCAATGGTTGCATTCTGGGTACTCACTGCCTCTTATCTTTTTACTGGAAAAATTATTCCAGGTATCTTTTAATTTATAAATGACTACAGCCACACTAACAAAACCATTTGACAACTGGCAGCGTTTCTGTGACTGGGTTACGAGCACAAACAACCGCCTCTACTTGGGGTGGTTTGGTGTTCTCATGATCCCTGCACTATTAACCGCTGCAACAGCATTTATCATAGCTTTTATAGCTGCACCACCAGTTGACATAGATGGAATTAGAGAACCTGTAGCAGGATCTCTTCTCTATGGAAACAACATCATCTCGGGAGCGATTGTCCCGTCAAGTAACGCAATCGGTCTTCACTTCTACCCAATCTGGGAAGCTGCAACCCTCGACGAATGGTTGTATAACGGAGGACCATATCAACTCATTGTGTTCCACTTTCTCATCGGTATCTCAGCTTACTTGGGACGACAATGGGAACTTAGTTATAGGCTCGGAATGAGACCATGGATATGTGTAGCTTATTCCGCACCTGTTGCAGCATCCTTTGCTGTCTTCCTCGTGTATCCATTTGGCCAGGGGAGTTTCAGTGATGGTATGCCTCTTGGTATTTCAGGGACTTTCAATTTTATGTTTGTCTTTCAGGCAGAGCACAATATCCTTATGCATCCGTTCCATATGCTCGGC